CATCACGGGTTCGCCCGTGGTGCCCTCACAGTGCATCGGCGTTGTGTCGGTGCATTGTGAGGGCATACAATTGCCCGTTCAACTAACAGACCCGAGGAGGTCACACCATGGATGCAAGTATTCACAAAGTAACTGGGTTTCGCATTGAGCGATCCGATGACTCACGAATCAACACAATTGATCTCGTGATTCAGTACGAGGACTTGTCATTTGTCCGTCCCCAATGGGAACAGGACAAGGAGTCATTCGGTTACGCAAAGTTGGAGTCCACAATCACCCTCTTCATCAGTGATGAGGTGAACATGGACACGGTGTTGTGGCAAGCAATTGCAGATGTCACTTCACAACTTGCCAAAGCGTGAGTATCAAGCAGTGGGCAGTCATGGCGCAAGCCATGGCGTGCTCGGAGTGCACTGACCCCCATCGGTGCATTCCGAGGACGCAAGTCCATTTAGTAATTCAAAACAGAATCTGAGGAGGTTCTCACCATGGGTGCAATAACACCAAAGCAACAGGCATTCATTCGCACGATGCTCTTAGAGCGTGCTTCAACACTCGGTCTTGATGAGGCTGGTGTTGACCAGTACATCATTGATCAGAGCAACAGGCATTCATTCGCACGATGCTCTTAGAGCGTGCTTCAACACTCGGTCTTGATGAGGCTGGTGTTGACCAGTACATCATTGATCAGAAGTTGAATGAGTTGTCCAGCAAGTCAGCATCGTTCGCCATTGACGCAATCAAGAAGATTGAGGTCAAGCGTGTGGGCACTGACCACTTGCCTAAGGCAGAGCGCACCATCGTCAACAAGTATGCGAACCCGTGCACATTGTGCGGGCATCCTGTACCTGTCGGTGCTGGTCACGCATTGCTCATCAGTGGCAAGTGGCAGACATTCCACAAGGCTGGTGAATGCTCATCGGAGCCTGTTGCTCGTCCAGTGACGGTGACCAACGAACTCTTCGGCACACTTGCCGATGGGTTCTACGCACTGTCATCAACTGGCGCCAACGATCTCGTGTTCTACGCAGTGAAGACCAACAAGGGCGTGCATAACGCAAGCCTCAAGGGTCAGCGTGCGATCTACATGGTCGTGGGTGGTCATCGTGACGAGCGACTACACGGTGAGCGTGCAGTGAACGCTGTGAAGCGTCTACTTGCGCTCAGCGATCAAGAACGCATGGATGCACAGGCACTGTACGGTCAAGAGATCGGACGGTGTGGTGTGTGCGGGCGTCACTTGACCGATGAGGTCACACGCAAGCGTGGCATCGGCAACGACTGCGCAAAGCGATTGGGTTTCTAGCCCGAGGATGTCACACCGCAAGGTGTGGCGCCCTCACAGCACATCGGGCAACTGGTGTGTTGTGAGGACGCAAGTCCACTAACAATTACCTGAGGAGGTAACAGACCATGAATACACAACTAGAAGGACTGAGTGCACTGCTATCGGGGCTTGATCGTGTTGCGCCAGCAATCACTGCTGACCCAGCACTCCTTGCTCTCAGTAGCGCTCACGATGGTGAGGTCGCTGTAGATCTCGCTCAACCTCTCTTCCCGTTCCAGCGTGCTGGCGTGGCGTATGCAATCAAGCAACGCCGTGTCATCATCGGTGACGAGATGGGGCTGGGCAAGACTCCGCAGGGCATCGCAGTGGCTGTGCAGGCTGTCAATGAGAAGCACAAGGTGCTTGTCGTGGTGCCTCCGTCATTGCGCACCAACTGGGTTCGCTCATTCAAGCAGTTCGCACCGTGGCTCTCTGTAGCCGTGGTGAAGGGCAGTCGTGTCGGTGCCATACCTAAGGCTGATGTGGTGATCATTGGTGACAGCAATGTTGACCTGTGGTCACTCAAGTTGGCTGGCAAGTTTGGAGCGCTCATCGTTGATGAGGCACACCGTGCGAAGAATGCGAAGTCAGGTCGCACTAAGGGTATTGCATACATCGCCAAGTCAATTCCGACTGAGGGGTATGTGGTATTGCTCAGTGGCACCATCATCGTGAATCGTCCAAGCGAACTCGTTGCTCCGCTGTCAATCATTGACAGACTGGACAGAGGGTTCGGTGGACGCAATGCATTCCTGTTTCGTTACTGTGATCCGATCCACAATGGATGGGGTTATGTGTACAACGGAGCCAGCAACACCACTGAGTTGAACGACAAATTGCGTGGCATCTGCTATGTGAGGCGTAACAAGTCAGATGTGTTGAAGGAACTCCCAGCGAAGCGCCGTGCTCAAGTGGCGGTAGAGATCACAGAAGATGATCTCGCTACATATCGTCACGCCGAGAATGACTTCCGTGACTTCGTCATCGCCAATGGTGGTGCCGAGGCATGGCAGAAGGCATCCAAGGCTGAGGTGATCACTCGCCTCAACGCACTGCGCAAGTTGCTCGGTATCGCCAAGATCCCGTATGTGGTTGAGCATGTAGAAGAACTTGTCGCTCAAGGCGAGAAGGTCATCGTGTTCGCACATCACCGAGATGTCATCGCAGGCTTAGCCAGTGCTCTTAACAAGCACGGCGTAGTCAAGGTGGCTGGCGGTCTTACCGATGAGCAGAAGCAGGAAGCAGTTGACGCATTCCAACAAGGTGACGCCAAGGTGTTCATCGGACAATTCACAAGTGCTGGTGTCGGTCTTACATTGACCGCATCATCGCATGTGGTGTTCGCTGAAGTGCCATGGACACCAGCGGAAGCAGTGCAATCAGAAGACCGTGCACACCGCATCGGTCAAGACAACGCAGTCGTTGCGTGGTGGTTGTTGGCTGTAGATGACACAAGCGAGATCCCAACAGTGGACGATCGCATGTGGGCACTACTCAACGCCAAGCACGAGACGGTATCGGCTGTCTTGACAGGTCACGGTGAAGACATGGGTGCAGAGGGTGGAAGCATTACGCAAGCCCTCATTGACGGGATCGTTGGTAACGGATAATCGTGGGCGCTGTAGCGCTTCATGGTCAGCGTTACGAGCGACAGTCGGTGCACTCTTGTCCTCACGGGAGCCACCACAGTTCATCACGGGCGCAAGCCCGTGGTGTTCTGACAGTACATTGACACACCGTTGATGTACTGTCAGAACATCACCCGATGTTCATTCAAGACCTGAGGAGGTCACCATGTACAACTTAAATATCACTCTCAACGGAGGCATTGATCGCCGTGGATCCGAACTGGACATCCTGTACCAGTTGGTGCGAGACGGCATGGAAGCGGTTCACAACCGACTCGGTGACGATGGCATCTATCCATGGGGTTCTCTTGAGCAGTATCTCGCTGTAGAGGACAAGGTCATTGGCGCTCTCAGCAAGATCTGTGACGAGAACGGCTTCTAGAGAGATCCCCCAGCGCTACAGGCGTGCGGATTCAATTCCGACTGGGGACAAGGCAACACCGCCGAAGTAAACAAAGCCTGAGGAGGCACCATGAAAGTAAGTCACGCAATTAAATTATTGAGTGAGATCAATCCTGACGAAGAGATCGCTATCTCTTGGTGGGAAGCAAACCTGTTCACCATCGGTGACAATGACGAACCCTTGTCGGCAGATTCAGAACAATGGCTCAGGGCTGTTGAAGTGTTTGATGCCAACGGTGGTTACGACAGCGTAAACCAAGATGTATGGACATACCTCAATTACGACATCACAGAAGAAGGAGAGTTCTAATGGCAAGTGAAGTGGTAGTCAAATGGTCTTGGGAAGATGCCAAGGCGATGTACCCACATTGGACTAAGAAACAGTCCATTGAAGCAATGGAAGAAGTTGAAGGCTATGTCCACGAGCGAATCGTGGAACTAGGCAATGAAGTACTGGAACAAGTCTTGTACGAAATGGTTGAAATGCAAAACGAAATAGAGGAGGAAGAATGAGCAACATCGGAACACCAATCGGTGCATGGGCAATCATCCAGTGGTATGACTCAGGCATGGAGGACGAGGTATTCATCTCGTTTGGTACATGGAATGAGAACGAGTGGGGAGGTGAGTTTGACTCGTTGGGCAACAAAGACGATGAGGTCTTCTTCTACTGCGAAGGCGGAGAAGAAGAACTCAAGTCGCTTGTAGGCAACAACGGCGAAGACTTCAATGTCCTGTCGTACAACATTGAGTACAAGATTCCACTCGTACTCGCTGACATGGAGGTAGAGCAATGAGCAAGGTCATGGTGCTTACTGGGTTGTTGTTAGACAACCACTACGGCGTCTACAGCGCCATGGAAGCGTGCAGGCTCGCACGAGAACTCGGATGGGATGGGCGCCAGCCCACCGACATTGAGGACTCGTGGTACCAAGAACAGGTAGCCACTGATTGGCTGAATGAACAGGTCGCTACTGACGGGCACTCATTCGGCTGGCACGAGGGCGGGTACCTCTACATGCCACAGGCATGGTGGGAGGATGTCGCCTGATCGGGGCATCACGGGCTACGGCTCGTGGTGCTCTCACAGCACATAAATTCTGTTTGTGTGTTGTGAGGGTACCTAGTACCCGATAAATTAGTTAATCCCTAAAGACCTGAGGAGGTCAAATGATACAACCAGTAATCAAAATGTCTGTTGAAGAATGGGAGGCAAAGTTCAAGCCTGTCAACAATCACCTAGATGACAACGCATCGTGGTCAGACGATGAAGGCAACGGCATCATGTTTGAAACATACGGTGCCGAAGTTGACCATGTGTTTGATCAGCCATTGCATTACACATGGACATATGTGGACGGCGAGGAAGGCACATACATCATCGCTGGACGACACATCGTTAACCGCATCGGTTATTTCATAACTGAGAACCAGTGGGACGATGACTTCAACACCAAGTATGAAGTTCAAGTAATCAGCAACGAAGACATGTACAAAACAGTGTTAGACCTTGAAGGAGGCAACAAATGAAAACAATCAATGTGGCAGTAGGAGACGAAGTAGAAGTATCCGTGCAGATCTCTCCGATAGAGACATATGACTACTCAGGAATTGTCTCACGAATCAGCGACACCGAGTTGTCAATGTGGACTAGCGACAGCCCATACGACACCTACGAGAACGAGCGTGAGATTGACATCGCACTCTCAAAGATCATCGCAGTGGATGTGTTCTGATGCAAAGCGTCATGGAATATTTCAATCGCACGGGAGAGACTCCAACAGCGGTGATCTTGTGTCACCACGACTTCCGTCCAGCGTCTGACTTACCTCTGAATGTGTGGAGGTGCGTCAAGTGTGCTGAGAACGGCTGGGACAGCCGTTGTGGAGGCGAGCAATGATCCTCGGTGGTTACCCAGTAGTGCGCAGGGACTTGGTGGAGGCGAATCTCTTGATCCCCTCTGTCAATACCAATGAGTACTACGGGCAAGAACAACTGTCCAAGATGAAGTACATCGGCAGTGTCAATGAGCAGTTTGAAGATGACGACTCGGGCGCTTACATCAAGTTCTATGCACCTGAGGGTCATGTCGTATATCTGTACAACATTGACTTAGATTGGATTGAAACATCGTTAAGCGAGTCCTGAGAGGCTCGTACGAAGGGTGGCATCAGCCTCGGCTGGTGTCATCCCGTGAGTACTCCCCTTGATCCGCCTTGGGGAGTGCTCACGGGGTGAAGCAACCTTGCAACACCTGTCAACAACAATGATCTGAGGAGGTCATCATGAACAAATGGAATGTAAGTATCTCGCTCCAAACGGGCGTGTATCTAGAAGGAGTCAATGCAAGCGACCCTGCAACATTGATCGCAGGCGATCTCAACTACGGCGATGTAGTTACAGCATTGATTGATCAATTGCAATCAGGTCAAGCAACACTTGACTGGGTTGTAGAGGAAGTGCAGACACTGGACGGTCGTACCGTTCGGGCTGACGATGAAGACCGTCTATGGCTCGGAGATGCGGTATGAGGCTCCGAGACATGATGGTCATGATGCTCGGCATTACCGACATGGAAGCCGAGCAAGTACACAACTTCTGCTGGGACACAGAGATGTATCCCGACATGCAGAAGTTGAAGACTGAAGCCTCAGTGGCTGACATCAAAGCATTCTTCGCACATGCGTGCGATGAGTACCGCAAAGCAAACAACATTCAAACAAAGAGCCTTTAGGAGGGCACATGGATAACGGATTCACCATTCACATAAGCGGTTACGCAATTGATTGCTTTGTGTTTTTTGTAATTGGGATCTCTTGGGGGATCGTATTAACACGGGCAGTAGACATGTTCAGAGACAGAAGGAAGGCAAAGTAATGGGAAGCATCAACGCACTAGGCATGGCGGAAGCCATGGAAGACGGAATGATTGAACTACGACAGGCGCTCGCATGGCACCTGCAAAGCAATCACTATCCACCAGTACCACTCAACATGGTTGATCCATGTGTGGTCGCAATTCAATTGGTCACCGAAGGTGAGCACGACACCAATGTCACGCTCCCCGATGGCATCATGTGGAGGGGTCAGCCAGTTGCTCCAGCGTGGGCAGTGGTGGATGCACACCACCTTGACTCATTCATTGACACCAGTGAAGAGGAATGGGGCTTCTAATGATGATTGACACAGCCAACATCGTTGGTGCCAACGAGATCGCTGACAGGCTCCAACGAGCACACTCAACGATCGTGCACCAATGGAGAATGCGAAACATCGGATTCCCCGAGCCATGTCTTGTACTCAGTGCAGGACTGTTTTGGGAATGGGACAAAGTAGAAGCATGGTTTAACGGAAGAATGAACAAGACCAAAAAGGAGACAGCATGAACACCTATCAAATAACCGCACAGCGCTTAGGCAAAGTGAAGGCACACACATTCACCGATGTGAATGACAATGAAGCAACAATGACTGCAATCTTCTACATCCTTGATCAAGCAAAGACCAAGGACATGTGGGCAAAGGGTCGCATTGAATTGAAGAACACAACAACCAACGAGTTACTCAAAGTAATGGAGGCAAAGTAATGGATGAAATTCAACAAGAAGTGAAAGAACTTCTGAAGGACGAGTGCTGTGAATGTAGCGAAATCGTGGACACCGATGGTGACCATGGCTGGAGCAATGTACACGATGGTTACCTCTGCTGGGGTTGCTACGAGTCCGATCAGAACCACTCTTCAACAGTGCAGATCGTGGATGACGGTGCGGTACTCAAGTACCACATCGGAGACCACATTCGCATGGACGAGTTTGGCGATGACATGTATCAAACCAACCTTACGATCAATCGTGAGTACATCCAGTCAAGTGACTGGCGTGGTCACTACGAGACCACCATTGAAGGCTGGACAGAGATCATGGCTGGCTGGACAACTGGTGGCTGGGGTGACCCAATCGCTGACAAGAAACAGATATTCAATCAGTGGGCTGAACGCTTGTTGACAGGTGAAGTTGATTATGGCGACATACCAATCGCCATCGTGGCTGACCCAACGAGCAATGTGTTTAGCATGGGCATCTCGGTGCTCACACCTGAACCAAACAGGCTCATTGAATGGATGGAGCAAGGCGGAGATTACTTTCTACTCAAGAATGCTCTGTTATGAGTGCAACCGAATTCACTCTTCAGGTCACAGTGCGCAAGCGCTGTGACTTGGATGAACCAACCAATGCTCCCGATGCAGTACGCCTTGTTGAGGCGCTGTTGACGCTGGGAGCCTTCATAGAAATCGTGGAGATCACGGAGGTAAAGCAATGAGGGACTACACAAAAATCAATCACAAAATTACATGGGCGTTCTATGGGTACCTTGCGGTGCTCGTAACAGCGTTCGTGTACTTCTTGCTTCAAGAGTCTGCGGAGCGTATGGATTCATATGTCTGCAATACGAAGCAACACACCGTGTCATACGGGGAGAGCCTATGGGAGATCGCTCAGAGCAACTGCTCGGGCAACATAGAGTCCGCCGTCAATGACCTAGTAGAGACCTACGGGTCAACCATCCAAAACGGGCAGGTCATTGACCTTCCTACAAAATAAGAACAGAAGTTGCAATTCCCGTCCCACTGAGGTAGTTTTATCTCAGTGGTACAACAAACCAAATAACTCAAACAACAAGGAGAAACATCATGTCAAGAGAAACCAGCCAGTGGCTCAACCAAAATGTATTGGTGGGCTTTACATCCAAGCGTGGGAACGCATGGCACTACAAGGCAACCGATCAGGGAACTGAGCCAAACCATTACGAGCAGGCAATCCCTGTTGAAGATGTCAAGCGTCGTCTGTTCCACTGGAAGGCAATTGAAGCACCAGTGTTCGTGCAGGTGCCTAACAATGGAACCTTCAAGTACATCCCACAGGATGACCGCAAGGCAATTGTGCGTGACGACAACTACGAGACGCTTGGTCTCTTCAAGGATTCGTATCAGATCCACCAGTACGAGGAGTGGTTGCTCGGCACCGTGGCAAACGTGATTGATGACAGCAACTTGCAGATCGGTTCTGCGGGCTTGCTTCGCAGTGGCGGTGTCGCATGGGTCAGCATTGAGATGCCTGAGACAATCAGCACCAAGGCGGGCTTTGAGTTCCGTCCACACTTGCTCGCAACTACGAGCCACAACGGCACGCTTGCAACCACCTTCAAACGAGTCGTCACTGCGGTGGTCTGCGACAATACGCTCGCTGGAGCGCTCGGTGAGCAGGGATCAGAGTTCAAGACTCGTCACAGCAAGTACAGCAACGGACGCATTCAAGACATCCGTGACGCTCTCGGAATCATTCACAGCATGGCTGATGAGGTGTCGCTTGAGATTGAGCGCCTCTCGTCCCTCACTGTGACTCAGTCCGAATGGGACGCCATCGTGGATCGTCTCGTGCCTGTTGGTACCGAAGGTGAGGCTCGCCCACAAGCGATCAGTCGCTCACAGAACAAGCAGGAAGCGATCCGTCACCTCTACAAGAACGACCCACGAGTCGCTCCATGGATGGGAACTGGTCTCGGCGTGTTGCAAGCATTCAACACCTACCAGCACCACATGAGTGGCAAGGACGACAGCCGTGTTGAGCGCAACGCAATGAACGCACTCAACGGCAAGACCGATGAGTTTGACCGTCAGGTCATTCGGATCTTGGAGGATGTAGTCCTCGTATGAACCGTTGGGATTACTACGATGATGCGGGGGAGTCAAACCCCCCGCTACATCGGGGCACCTTGCTCAACAAAGAGATCATGGAGCCTCTACCATTCCCCGAGGTTGGAACATGGCGCAAGTTTGCGTCATGCCGACATGAAGACACAACTACCTTCTTTGCTACTGGCTTAGTAGGACACAACAAAGAAGTACGACAAAAGAGACAACAAGCCGTAGAAATATGCCAAGGCTGTCCTGTAGCACTACAGTGCCTGCGCTATGCCGTCAAGAACGACATCCGCTGGGGCGTGTGGGGTGGTAGGGACATGCAGTCTCTCAAGAAGATAGAGCGTATTAAGTTACGAAATATCTTCAATAAGTGAGTTGAGGCGGTGTGCTCCGAGGCTGATGTCTCGTGAGCGCACTGCTTCTCTTAAAGCCTCTCCCTCGTCTGCTCGCCTGACTGGATCCTTGAGATCCCTCAGATGCTTGAGCCACTGCGATGGTTTACTCGCAGTACGACCAACTCCCCAACTATCACGCAAAGCCTCATACGCTGACAGAGATGAACCGACCCATGGAATCCCCGAGGCTGAGTACTCCAGCAACTTGATGTCGCTCTTGGCATGGTTGAACGGTGTGTCACGCAATGGTGCGATACCCACGTCCATGGTCAACAGCGATGGGTATTCTTTGGCGTCCACTGCATTCGCAACAGTCACCTGATCTTCGTGCAGTCCTAACTTACTGGCGACTGATGGTGCATGCGAGTAGTGACCGCTGTGATGGAACTTAATCTCGTTGTTAGCGATTAAAGGGTTGATGATCCCCTTCATGATCTCTAAGTCACTGGAGCGATGGCTCGTGGCTCCCACCCAACCAACTACAGGAACAGAACTATCGGTGTGTTTGTGAAGTGTAAACCGTGAGATGTCTACCGTGTTCTCCAGTGTGATAATTGGGCAGTGCACAAACGACTTGATGCGATCGGCAAGATATGGCGTTGACACGGTGACCAGCGTGCTGGATGCGAGCACCTTCTTGTAGTGGTCTCGGTTCTCTTTCGGGTTGGTCTTTGGGTGTGATGACATAAAGGCATCGTTGGCTGGATCCAGCCCCCAGTACCAGTCATCTAAATCATTAATTACAATTTGTCCAACAGCACGAGCCTTGTGAATGTGATCGGCTAGTGAGTCGTGCATGAGGCGTTGCATCACAATGATGTCAACAGGTATCAACTCATCGTTGGCACCTCGGATACAGAAGTAGTTCTTGTTCCATGTGAGCACTCCTACAATTACATCTTTTTCAAAATGCTCCAACCACTCCACATACTGACCAATGCGTGCCCAGCCCGAACCACCCCAATGCTGTTTACCATCTGTGGAGCGTTGTACTGGAACGTAGTCACCACTGGCAAAGCCAATTCTCACTTCTTCTCCACCATTTCAACGGTAAGGCTGGTGTGCTTATCAGGGTTAGTGCATGTTGGTGGCACCGATGGCTTTACATATACGGTGACTACCTTCTTGCACTGCGGGCATTCGTAGTGGCGTTTGTCGCTCATTGTGGTGTTACCTTCCATGGGCGCCATTCAGCAAGGAATGCTTGGATGTCACGCTTATCCCAAATTGGTGTTGATGCCAAGTTTGCGATCGGTTGTGGAAACTTCTTCTGCTTACGCAGGGCATGAATTCGCTGTTTAGTTACTCCAAGGATTACAGCGATTTCACTTGTGCCTGCCAAGTGTTCGGGTTGTAGTTCGTTTGTCATGTGTACATCCTACTTGTTCGTGTACGTTGTGTCTAGAGGCTCCAGTGTCGCAGTCCGCCATTGTCGTAGAGGTACTTTGCTACTGACAAGTTGCAGTCCACATCAAATAGACCCTTGATTCCTGTTCCGCATATGTCCCTCGTGACCGTGCGCCAACTGCTGTTGACCTGTACCAGCCCGAGGTCATGTGATTTATTTTTGTTTAGCGTGGTGTTGTGTGCGAGTTCGTTGCACCGTGACTCACGCCATGAAATATACGAAAACGCAACTACTGGCAAGCCGTATTCACGGAACTTGGCTTCCCATTGTGGGCAACGCTTCGTCTTATCTTTAGGGATTCCTTTAGGCACCACCATCTCTTCGGGTGCCAATTCCTTTGCATTTACTACCTCAAGTGCTACTGCCGTAACAAATGGGGTTAACTGAACTGTTGTTACTTCGGACTGTTGATTACTTGGAGCCAGCCCCACCAACAACGATGTGATTGATGTGAACACGAGTCCAACGATAACTAACGAGCGATCTAACAATATTCTTCTCCTTGATAGGCGGATAAAGCAAAACGCCCACAGGATTCTGTAAAGAACTCTATGGGCGTTACCCTTCTAGTTTACAGGTGTTAAGGCTGAATCAACCTAAACTTAAGCATCTCTAAATCAATCAGTTCCGTACCCATTTTAGGAATCTCTTGAATATTTATTTCATTAATCTCTTTTGACTCAGCGTCTACACATTCCGTACACCTGCATCCTTGGCGGTAGCGCATCCATGTGCCGTGTGCACGAAGTACACTCGCTTTCGGATGTTCAACAGTGAGCGCTGTTCGCTCCTGTGGTGTGAGTCCGCCCCATAGCCCCCACTTCTCTTCCACCCCATCATCTAAACAGTCATTCCATACAGGACACTGTCTGCATACGGCTCTAGAGATCGTGTAGTAATTCTCTGGCACGTCTGTGTCTAGCGGTGGGTACCAAAGATCTATGTGTCGGTCTTTGCAGAGTGCCTGCTTACGCCAATCCTCTGCGAACTGAGGCAACTAGAACTCTTCCATTGGAATGTCATCGTGAACACGCTTGTCACGAAGCGGGCGAATGGTTGCTTCAATTGCGGTATAGATCGCTGTACTCATTCGCTCTACTTGCTCATTCATCTGTTCAATCTGTCCGAGAAGAGTTACAACTTCACCTGACAGGCGCTTGTTCTCTACAGCCAGTTGAAGGATGCTGTCCCAATTGTCTAGCAAGATCTCTGCCATGGACAATTCTGTTTGAGCAGAGAATTCCGCCAGTGTTGACGCAGTTTGTTCTTTAACGATCTGCGGGATCATGCCAAGGGCTTTAGACAGGCGCCTACGTTCTGCTTCTAACTCTTGATTCATTGTCCAGTGATTTGGTTCTTTTTTTGTCTTCTTCTCACCGTGTGGGTTTTGTTCGTTCCACTCATTGAAGTACATGTGACCATTAGGCATTGTGATACCCCTCTTCACGAACTACGCAGTCCCAACCACATGCGATGTAGCCAGCGCTGTCTGCCCAGTGATCACGCTTCTCAGGTGACCATGAGATACGAGAGATCTTGAGAAGGGTCATCATGACAGCAACATCATGAGGCTTGAGTTGTGTTGACTCTCGCTTGTCCACAACACGGCGAAGGTATGTTGACCACATCTCTGCCGTGGTGGCGAAGTCATCAATCGGGTCACCGTATGTATCGTTGCGGTCACCATTGACGAGGGTTTCTGCCTCCGTCAAGATGTCTGTTCGGTTATTGAAGGTGGGTGGTTTCATAGGTATACCTCGTTGTTTGGATTGAGAAGGTTAATGATCTGGGCAAAACTGCGAAGGTTAGGAACACGCACGGCGTCAACTTGGTAGGTGTTCCATGGCTGTGTAAGAAGCATGGACATTGCTCCAGCGTTGTCCATGTCTAAGTAGTACTCCACATTGTCATCAATTGCGATAGTGGGTTTACCGATCTCTTTAATGACCCTTCCTTTAGTACTTGATGGGAACCACAAGTAATCGGGAGTAAGGTTGTGTGCGTCTAGCCATTTGCGTGTCTGCTCGTGGGCTTCCTTCGGTCTGAAAGTTACGACATGAATAGTTAGTTTGAGTTCTCTGATGACACTCCATGCGTAGTCGGCGTTGTACTCAGGTGGCATCGTGGCATATAGGTTGTGATCAATAGTTGCCTGCAACAGGTGGGCGTCAAACTCTTCACGGGTCATTCCCCAGTCTTCGTAGAATTCCCAGCGTGTTGGGTATGCCAACTGCTTGGGGTTCATGTGCAGTTCTCGGACGCAATACTGTTTGAAAGCATCGGCAAAGGGGTAGACAACGCCGTCAAGGTCAATGACAACATCCGTTATTCGGTTCATAAGCCCCCGTATTACATAAAGACAGCGAATACTACAGGGTGAACTACGTGTTTGTCAATTATCGTCTGAGAGATCCAGCACGTCTGCGTACAGGGCGTTGGTTGCTTGGGCGCCCATACCGCCACCCTCAAGCATGCGACTAGTTTCTCCAGCCTTGGCACCGAACAAGCGGGACAAGACACCGCTAGATCCTCGGGCTTCCATCTCCAGTCGGATGGTGTCACGGGTATCGGAGATGTTTTTGAAGCGATCAATCAAGTTAAACAAACGATCCATTTCCGATGACAACGCTGGGTCAAGACCCTGTCCTTCAAGTTCTTCTGCGAAGCGGGCGAACATCACACGACCTACTTGCATCTCTAACAAGGCACGCATCGCCGCCTGTAACTGATCCTTTGTACGGATCTCAATCGGGAGGTTAAACGCACATTCTGAATGTTCCTTGAAACTAGGACATCTATTGCTCAGATAGCAACTATCGCACTGGCGTAAAGGGTTCGCATTGTAACGAATTACGTTGACCTTTTCAGGGTCAATTTCTATAGAATCCCCTTCTGTATCAACGGTTTGCGAGCCAAAGGAGGTGATGGTTTCCATACCCATTACTGGTAGCAATACACGCTCACTCTCGTGCCTCTTCGTTGGGGTGTTGATAGCAATAGTTGACCCCCCAGAAACCAAAGAAGTGGGGGTATGTGTTACAGGGGGTATAGCAACTATCTGCCCTTCATTTGGGGTCAAGATCTCTTGCTCGTCATCGTCATTCATAGGGTCATAGCCCCCAAAAGTATGGGTCTCCCATTGTTGCCATGAGGCAATTGCAAGGTTACCGATTGCGGATACGTTGTCGTCCATTACAGCATCAAAGTCAATACCAAGTCGGACAATGTCCGCACGATGCTTTCTGCGTGAGGACTCTTTTTGCTGTGCTGGATATCTGCGCAAGCCGTGACCGTCCCACACCTGTGTCTCTCCGTAGCGAATAGCGCTCGTCCACGAACCTACGATTACGCTGTCCCATGGCACACGCTCAATGAGATCGGGCTTTGAAGTAATGCCGACTAACTTGGCGTTCCAGCGCTGTGCAATGGACGCTATGCGCCCCACATTGCGCCCTGTGACCGCTTTGTCGCTAATCGCCGCCCGACCGTACTTCTGGCAAAGCCATGTCAAACGCTCCAGATCCTGCTCATCGTTCCATAGCGGGTAGTACTTCTCTCCTAGCCATGAACCCTCATAATCAGGGCGTCCAATTACAATATGTAAACTATCTGCGTGATCACGGACGAACTGGTCAAAGCGGTTTGTGTCCTCATCGTTTTCTGATGTGTACACAATGATCTCGCCCTCATCAAAGAGGGCACTGAGATCTAATTCCTTCTTCTTGGGAATCGGAAAGTGGGTCAGGTTGAGAGCATGGCGAGTTACGCCAGCAGTCAACAGCATCTTGCGATACGTCCCCTTTTCCGCTCCGCCAAAGAATACTTTCATTCGTCTGTTGGTTCGGTTTCCCAGCCAGCCTTACGCCATACTGATGGACTGTGGTTCTGCTCTACAAGCAATGCTTCAAGATCATCTACATAGAGACGCAAGATATGGATGCAAGGGTCATCGCCCTCGTCCCATGCCGAGTCTTCGTCCTCGGTTGAAGGTAGCCCATCATGTGTTGAGCACACTGGAGGACCAACCCACTTATTCTCTAATCCTATTTTAAGCCATGAGTCAAAATCCATTTCAGACATCTCCCCAATTCCTTTCTGCTCTCGCAAGAGCCTGTGCATCTACTTCTTCTACGATTGTGTCCCACGCTTTTTTAGTGCGTGCTTCTGACCATTCAGGTCTGACGATGTGTGGCACCGTCATCAACAGTGTAGGGATTCCGTTGTGAGAAACCTTTGCTATCACCCGAGGGTCAATGTCAATGTACCAGTTGATGCGTCCATAAACAGCATGCAAGTTCTGAATTCTTTCTACACGAGCCTCAACCGTACTTTCAGCAATAAAATCAACTGTTGACGCTTTGAAGCCTTCTCGCTTTAACCATTCAAGACAGCCTTGTTCATTGGTAACGCCTGAAGCAAACACTGCCATGCGACCATTAAATGCAGGGAAGAAAGTGTTCCACAACCTACGTCCCTCTGGGCTTGGTTGTCTGGCTCCTACTTCATCACTGACATTGCTTGGTATAGAAAGAACGTCTAGCGATATCAGGATCATCAGTCGTACATGCCCATTTCAACACGCTGACGATGCGTGTAGTACTCGGCGGCTGGACAGTACATGCAAAGATACTGACGCTTTTCTGGTGGCACACCAACTTTACGACCAATCGTCTTAGCGTCTGTGCACCAGTCAATACAACCTTGCTTAGGGCGATTGTGGCGGTTAAAGCACTTAAGTGCATCTACTTTGAGTTCGTCACGAGTGTCTTTGATGTAGACATCGTTCTTTGCTAGTTCGCTTTTAACTGCTGTTTCTGAGTCCAGTTTCTTTGCGGTCTCTTCATCTGTGCGATAAATGAGTGCACTGCAATTCTGTGGGTCTGGCACCTGTGCGTTGTGACGGTCACAGAGTTCACGCAACTCTTGGTCGTGTTCTGGTGGTCCATCGTATGGACGCATCTTCCACATAACACCGTGCGTTTTGCATACCAAAAGACGGTGTGCTTGTTCATTAGCCATGTTGTGCTCCTAACTTCGGTCTAGCCGAAGACTACTACAAATTAATATGAGTTAGCGTTGTCACCACGTCCAGTAGTTCCGTATGTCATGTATTTAGCCTGATCCATATCTCTAACACGGCGTGCGGTACTATTACCATACAAAATCTCTGCGGGGTCATGTCCTCGGTAACTCATGTCTTCGGCATCGTCCATATCTGCGGAGCCTAAACGATCCCTAGAGATGTCGTCTTCTGGCTCCCAGTTCTTACCTGCAACATTTCCTAAGTTATACCAATCATCATTGGTATTGCGAGGATCAGTTGCCATTTCTCGGCGCATACGGTTTACTTTATTGAGGTGTGGCTCACCTACTTCATTCATGCGATGGTCATGTGCCATGGTTATGCCCAGTCCCCATCACCAAAGTATTGGCGCCGTGAGAAACGAGCACCAACTTCACGAGCGGTATCTCGTGACAGCGAAGACTGAGGCAGATTAGTCCGATTAGCAAAGTTACGATCTTCACGGTAGTTAGAAATACGAGCGTCTACGGCTTCTGCAATCGCAGGTGTTAGATCTGGCTCTATAACACTGTTACCACTGATAGGAGAAGCAGCAGTGCCTCGCATATCAGCCCACTGATTAACATGTCTATGTTCATCTACAAGTTGGTTAGTGATCATACCCCTAAGACGAGGAAGGTGTGACCGCCCACCAGCACGGTTTACTTTGTTGAGGTGGGGTTCGCCCACTTCGTTCATGCGATGATCGTGTGCCATGGTTAATCCTTACTTGTGTAGATGTGCTTCAGGGGCGTTAGCCAAAGGGGTTCGCTCTACGAGACCGTACTGTGGCTGTACTTCCATAGCACGGACTGAGGCATCAGTTGGGTCAATATCGCCACCACGATCTGGTGTGAGTGACTTGAACTTGCCGTCCTTGGCACCAAGGCTAAGGTCGTTGTTCATTGAGCGGGTTTCGTTTACAGCCATAGTATTAATCCTATCACGGTTTCTGATTATTTAAAGATTCACGAATTCTAGCAATAGCGTCAGCACCCATTGCTCTGCGTTGTGCACGAGTTTTGGCTGGAGCAGTTGCGGAAGGGGCACGAGGTGGTCGGTTAGTTGCCGTTACTGCTGGGGGGCGTTGCATTGGGGGCAATGGGTTAACTGGTTGACCCGCAGGCGTGGTAGACGTAGGTACCGCTTTATTTTGAGAAACCCCAGCAACTGCCTGCTGTTGTATTGGTGTCAATACGGTAGGGGCAGGTGGTTCTGGAGTAACCCGTTCCATGTTGATTTTGACCCTAGGACGTTCAATTGGTGTTGGTGCTGGGCGTGGTGCTGGAGGAGTTACTTCAATTATTGGGCGATCAGATACGCCAGCAACAGCCCGTTGTTGTAGTGGAGTTAGGGATCCTACTGGCGTCTTTGTAGCCACAGGAGACATACGCAAAGTTGGACGTGGTTTACCCATTGGCAGAGCACCAGGAGGTGGTGGAACCAATGGAGATGTAGGAAGCACTGGAACCACTGGTGGTGTCACAACGGGTGGCGGTGGAGGTGCTGGTTTTTTAGCATCCTCTTTTGCTTTTTTAATGTCAGCAATACCTGCTTTAACTTCGTTTACTGTTTTTGCTGTTGCTGTCTGTTGAACAACCAGTTTTGCAAAGTCTTTCATACCGCCCATGATCAAATCACCGTTCCCGAAGACCTGCGGTTTGCACGGGTGTTCCTGATTGCGCCAATGCGGGTTCTAACTTGACCCATGGTCTGACCAAACGGAGTTTGTTGAACAGCATTTTGTGCCATGCTAATTAATGGGCGAGCGCCTCCAGAAGACGCCATTGTCATTGGCGAACTAGAAGGTGCTGGTAAGTTCGCAGACGCTGTTGGGGTACTAGGGGTTGCTGGAGCAGTTGGACCAGTTACAGCAGTCCCTGGAGTTGGGGACGGTAATGGTGTTCCTGTGGTTGAGGAATCAGGTGTGGGTTTATCTTTGTAACGCTCACTCCACTTTTCACCTTTATTAAAGCCACGATCCATGATGTGCTCGTTGGCTCCCCAATCTAGGCGCATGCCAATTCTAGGTGGTTTAAATGCAGGTGCCTGACTGACACGTGGACCTTGTTTAAAGCCAGCCTGCATCCACGATGGCGTAGACCATTGCATGGAGTTTGACCATTGCTGGTTAAGGCGTTGGTTTTGGATCTCTCCGATGTAATCGTTTTCTGCCATATCAGCCCCACAAACTTTGCATTGAGTAGCGACTAGAACTAGAGAAGTTATCTTCCATGAAACCATCACGGAACATCACAGGTGCCCCTGAGACCCACGAACGGTTAGATGCGGTGTAACGATCAATGTTTAGTACGTCCATTATACCCATTGTTTGCTTGGCATAACCTTCACGAACAGTAAACAATTGTTGTGGGTGTACTGGGCGGATTTGGCGGATCGTGTCAGGATCGGAGATAGCCGTCTGCAACGCCATGTCAACGAGCATCTCAGAATGAGACTGCCATGGGCGTGCGGTAGGCATCTGTTGAGCCATTATTTAATCCTGAAACCAATCTGTGTTTGGTCGTGGCATGCCATAAGGATTTGCATGGTCGTCACCATATGGCTCTTTACCACTACCACCTGTTTGGGTGTATGGCTTCTTTGGTGGCTTACCACCAGCACCACCAGAGGCAGGGTGATTACGCATCTTCCATGTCTTCATGTCAACGATGCGTGCTTCGTTGCGTGATTCGTCAATTCCACTTGCCATGATTATTCCTTTATGCCCAAGTGTTTAAGTAAGGATCAAATGGTTGCTGTTTGCTCTTTCCTTTTTTAAAAAAGTGATCGGCGGCGGCATGGTAATCTGCCCAATCTTCAGGACTGCTGTGTTCATTGGGTTTTGGGCGAGTAGTACCGTCAGGTCTAGCGTACATAACATCTCTACTTACTTGACGGTTAGGGTGCCGTCCTGTTTCTTCTCCACGTGCCATTATTATCTCCAGTTCGGGGTGAGTGATTTAAGTTTTGATCGGCGCTCAAGGCTCATTTCCATAGCCTCATCACGCTTGTCGTCTCGTGAAATACCACGAGGACCAACCTTGCCATCGTTAGTAAGTCGCACTGGCTCTGCACCCTGTGGCGCAAACTTCAAACCTTGTGCTTGATACTGAAGAGCAGTATAAAGGTTGAACTCATCGGGCCATAGGTAATCGCCCGCATTAATGCGTTCACCTTTATGCACACCACGTGAGTACTGGCGGGCATTCATTCGGCTGAGTGAGCCAAGGATCTTGTCTTGACGGCGGTTAGCCGACATGGTGCCGAGGTATCCGTCTGGATACTGTGTGTCAGCGCCACGCTGGTAGCCAGAGAGCGCTAGATCTTTGGCGTTGCGGAACACTGGCTGTGGACCAAAGTCAGTCTGCGAGTTACCACCTGGGGGTGCCGATGGTGTCTGCCAAGATGTAAAAGTGTTCTTACTCATATGCCTACTTGACCCTGTCCACTTGGTGTAAGTAGACCTCCCATTGTACCTCCACCTAGAGGTGAGATCGGGCGAGGTGAGTAGCGTGCACCATTACGCTCTTGAGACAATGATGGAGGAACACGAGTTCCTCTTGTCTTGCGGGGCTTCTTTTTGGAAGCCACAATTACATCTCGTTAGGCTTTTTTGCCCTAGGGTTTGGGATTGTTGCTTGCGGGTAATCTTTAGTTGCTACTGAAGGTGCCTCAATGCGCTTGGTGCGCTTCCTAGGCTTCTCATTAGGCAACAAAGCCATGCGCCGTTCACGCTTTGCTTTGCTTCCTTGCTTTTTCTTGGCGGCTTTTTGTTGGTCTGCCCATGCAAGTTTGTCTGCAACGTACTTATCTCTGCCAGCCATGTATTCATCATCTGTAGCAGGAGCACCTACTGTCTTACCCAGTTGGCGTGGGTGCTGGCGCTCTAGTGCTTCTGGGTCTGTGGTAGTCATACCACGACCTGCAAGGCTTTCAACAGTTCGTGTGTTTGGGTCACGCAAAGCAATGCGAACGTTACCTACATCACCAATCTTGCTTGTCTTAGTGGTAGTGCCACGCTCAATTTTGATGCGGTTAGTCCATTTAACTGGGAACCCAGCATCATCTGGACCCAGTGTGCCTGCTTCACGAGCAGGCGTGTGGATCATAGGAACAACAATCTCACGAGGTTCTTCCGAAGATTTAGCGGTGTTAGGTTGATCCCAAATCTTAAATGGAGATTCTGAACCCGCTCCAGATGCGAAGTGGTCTTTACGAGCCATTAACGCTTTTTGTTTTCGTCCATGATTCGCTTTGAGCGTGCATCTTGTGCATCATCCATCATACTTGGGTTGTCCTTCATGCGCTTTTGTACGCCTTTAACACCATCAGTTTTCATGGCTTTAACTGTTGCCTTGTCAGCGGTTTCTTGGTCACTGCCCATGTATTTCATACCGCCAGGCTTGAGCCAACTATTGTCTACACGATCCTCAGCGGCTTTAGCGGCGTCATATGCCTGACCTGCTTTGCGTGACTTTTCCATTGCTCTAGGCTTGTTGATTTTCTTCAAAGCCTTTGCATCACGCTTGTCTGACTTGCTTTGGGCTTTTCCTGCTGGAGTGTCCTCACCAACCCATGTTTTTCCGCCGTCATAGTTGTCATGCAGGTTGATATAAACCTTACCCGTTAGACCAGACACAGCACTCTTTGGTCCACCATGGCGAACCCCTACTTCATTACGATCACGAGTTTCGTTGAAACGAGTGTTCAAACCTGTTGAACGAGTCTTATCTTCTACTGGAAGACTGTTTGATCCAAGGTTCCATGAAGAAGTTGTTACGTTGTGGGCGTCATCTCCACGACCTGCACCTGCTCCACCACGAATCTTATTAAAAATGCCCATGACTACCTCACGATTGGTTTAAATGAGATAGCCGAAATGGCTTCTCCGTTATCACCAATAATATCATCAAAGCCAATAATGTACGTGAGATCAACACCACGTGGGGCAACAAAGCCTCTAGCAATAGCAGCCGCTTTTGCTGCTTGGTTGACTGCACTTGCACCGATGGCTCGCATCTTTGGTGCTTGCCCTGCGTTTACTGCACGGGCGAGAATGGATCCAACGCTCTGAGGGTTGCTTGAACCCGATACTTTAAGAACGTCTTCAATAGCGGAATTAAGGTCTTGCGACATTGTGTACTCCTAATAGAACAAAGTGTTTAAATTGTTCCCAAAGTTTAGAAGTACTCTGCTTCCTTTAAGAGTTCTATCAGGTCATCTAGCCTCATCACAGCGTATGAGTCACCCAACGCTTTTTCCCCTTTACCTTTCCTCTTCACAACCAACGCAGGAACCCCGTCACCTAAACGGTCTGCCTGCTCTACGGTGTCGTTGAGCCAGCCACTGATGTTAAATGACTTGTCGTTCTTGCACTGAATCGCAACCTCACGTTCGGTTACACGGCGCACAATGCCATTGATGTCACCTGTATCTTGTGCTCCAGCAAGGGCTGTTCTACGAGCGTTCTTGAAACCTGCGCTGATCAAGTACTCCTTGACCAAAGTCTCAAAGGCTGTCCCTTTGGCTTTGTGTTTATTTCCCATTGATTAGTCCGTCTGCCTCAGCAAGCAATCTAAATGCATGACGCTTGTCCACTGGCTGATCACACATGAAATCTTTAACTACTTCTACAAGGTCATGAATGACAAGGAGGCAGGCGCCTTTGTCAATGGCATTAATTGTTTCGTTATTAAGCAAGCGTGCGTAATTGCCCATGATGTGCTTTTCTCCATTTGTATCCGTGATATGCGTTTACTGAACCATAGGCAAGAGCGGCGAAACAAAACCCATACTGTTTCGTTGTCCAGCCATAGATGAGCCATAGGCACTCGTTGGTAAATGCCATAGCCCAGCCGTACCACTTCTTTTTACCAATGGTAAATAAAGCGGTAACACCCAATGCACCAAGAACGTACGACCACATTACGGGTTATACCTTGCTTGTCTGCGTTCTTGCGGAGCGATGCTGATACGGCGACTCAACTCTCGTGACAACACCTGTGCGCCACGTTCACACCTCTCAAACACAGCGTCCACCATCTTGCGGTAGGCACGAGAATTCAGGTGCTCTTCTTGTTGTTCAATTACTTCAGGGTCTACGTCTCGGCGGGCTTTAGCCAGCGTTACGGTGTCACCTTTAGCGGTGTCACTCCACTGTCCAATCAGGCACTTGGCTTCAACGATCCGACAGTTGTTTGCTTGTCGCTCTTCGTTGATCTCTGCCTCAACTAGTTCTGCTTTTGAGTAAGACACCCATGCCATGAACTCTCCGTAGAGAGACATCAACTCAGCGTCTGATAACTCGTCCAGATACTGGGGTACCTGTGGCATCTCCCCCGCTGGTCGTGGGGGCATCGTGAACTTCTGATTGAACTTCTCCCTCACTGACGAGTCGTTCTGTGGCTTTGTTAGTGTCATCGGTTCTGGGCGCAGTATTGTTCTCATCGTTTTCCTTCCAGCATGTGTTTTTGTATGGGCATTGTTTGCATGTTTTATGTTCTGAGTCCGTTACCCACGCTGGACGCATGGGTGGGACTGAAGAATCTAGCGCCCGAACTACGGTTTCGCAAGCGCTGAGAATTGGGTCAACTAGTTCCTGCTGGAATTGCACCACAAACTCTTTAACTTCTTGGGTGGCTTTCCACTCATAGATAAACACCATGGTGTCAATGCCTGTGCAGTACATATACAGCATGGCTTGACGAACGTGAGACTGAAATGGTTGACGGATGCGCTTCCACATCTCATCAGGATTACCTTCAGAGTCTTTAAACAAATCGTAACTCTCAAAGCGAATCGTGCCAGCGCCAACGCTCTTAATCTCAATAAGGAATGGCTTGTCTTTACCATTGTTAACGATCCCGTCAGCATGACCGAGGATATGGAACTGCTCGTTGGTTACAGGCACCTCACGGTAGATAGGACCAGGGGTTCCACATGATGGGCACTTTTGTGGACTCAATCCCACCCATTTGTGACCACAAATATCGCTCTTGCATTGCCACGTACCATGAAGCACACCAGCATCACGGAGCCACCCTTGCCATTTAGCGTGGATTGCATGACCTTCTGCAAATACGTTTAAGCGCTGGAACGCAAACTTCTCGTCTTCTTTCTCGTACCCTTTGATGGTGTACCAAGACGAACGGGGGCACCAATCCTTCTTAGCAATCTCGCTTGGATGCAGGTGTGCGGTGTCTCGTGTAGATGACAAGCGCTCTTTAATTAACTGAGCCTGCACAATAGGAAGCACCTTGCCTTTACTGGTGAGTGCCTTTTTATATTCCTGTAAGTGCCATGGTGTTTCAGCCATCGTTTAGTCCTGTCATCTCTATGAAATCGTCTTCTGTTAAAACCACATACCGTCTGTTATTTAAATCAAATTGTAATACTGGAAGGCGGTCTTCTAATATGGCACGCTCCACCAGTTCTGACAAGTCTTTGTGCTTGAGTGTGATCTGCTTGGCGTTTGTGGTGAACTTGTTTTCAATCAAGATCTCGCTAGTGCGGACGTCATTCTTCCGTAACCAACCTGAACCTGATCCAGCATTACGACTTCCTTTGTAGGTCTTAGCGCTTCGCTGTTCCTGCTTCTTGGAAGTCTTGTTGATGGCTTTGCGGTCGTCTCCGCCAAGGATCATTCAAGACCAAACTTTGTAAATACTTCTTTAGTGATCTTGTCTCGGAGGTCTGCGTCTTCACGAACTGCTTGGAGCACACCGTCTTTGCCTTGCCACTTCTGATCGCCGTACGAGTAGTAAGCGCCAGCACGAGTAATCAACTCATACGCAATAGCGATGTTGACAACGTCTTTAGTGGTGTCATAGTCGCCACGGTTGAAGCCTGTGGTGTCTGCAAAGTAGTAATCAACTACTGCAACTTGCTGTGGTCGGTAGGTCTTGTTCTTCATGGTGCGAGCCTTAATAGTTTGACCAACAGTCTCGTCCTTGGCTTTAATCCACTCATCACGCTTTACTTCAACACGGCAGAAGTAGTGGAAGTTCTTAGCCTTACCACCTGGGGTCGTGCGATTGTCTCCCCACATGACGCCGATCTTCTCACGCCACTGGTTAATCATGATGCCTGTGCACTGGCGCTCGTCATGAATCAATGAGCGCTTCTGTGACTTAGAAGACTTGCGGAAGAACTTTCCTGTAAGGCGAGCACCGAGACCTACAGTGAACTCTTCCATCATCTTTTCTGACTCATCACTTGGTACTAGTGCGGGCAGTGAGTCAATTACAATCATGTCAACAGCACGGTTGTCCAGTGTCTTGATAACAAGGTCGTACACCTGTTCCATGATGTTGGATTCAACAACCCACAATCGTTCAAGGTCTACGCCGATGCTCTTGGCATAATCAGGTACATACTCTTCAGCCGCAATCCAAAGTGCTGTGAACTCTGGGTCAAGCGCTTGATTAGCCGCAATGGTTTTGTAAGCAAGAGCAGTCTTACCCGAGGACTCTTCACCAATGATTTCACTCCATTGGTTAGCGGGCCAACCTCCACCAAGCATGAGGTCGTACGCAAGAATACCTGTAGTGATGCGTGGCATGAGTTCACGAACCTCACTACCTTTGACGATGGCTCCATCGCCATACTTCTTGTTCATCGCATTGATGATTGAATTGAGCGACTCGTAGTCTGACATTTATACTCCCCAGTTGGATTGATCTGCTTGTGAATATCTTCCGTTCCAACCACACGAGTAACAACGTGGGGCTGGCTGTGCTCCGTTGATCATACTGTTGGAACCACGCCCAACACGACTAAATACATAAATACTTCCGCATTCTGGACAAGTGGCGTCACCTTCTTTACGAGCGGCTTCACCACCCTTCCACAAACGCAATGCTTCACCCATAGAGATTTGTTCTGTAGGTGCACGGTTTGGATCTAGAACATTTTGGTTATGCGCTGTTTGATGCACCTGCGGAGCAGTTTGTTGTTGTGGTGCAGGGAAACGCAAAGGAGGAGTAGTAGGTGGGGTTGCTGTTGTCCGTGTAGGCGCTGGCTTCTCTCCTGCGATCTTTTTGCTCCACCAATCACTCATACTCTTCTCCGTAAAGTACATCGTCCAACATGATTAACACTTTCTCAGACTCAGCAAGTTTGTTTACTACAGCCATGCCAAAGACAGTCAACACCGAAGTGATCTCGTCTTTAGGGGAAATTAGTTTATCGGACTTCTCTAGGAAATCAGCAAACCAATTTGCTCCTTCTAATATTTCGTTGTAAACCTCAGTTGCCAAGAAGACACCCCAGCGTGACAGGATGTCTGCGTATTCAACCTCTCGCACGTCTTCGGAAGGTGGTGAGAAGCCCATAGTCTCGGCGTACCCTTGCCCATCAGGAACTGACAGCATTAAATAAAAGTTACGCCGATCTATGTCGGTCATCACTTAGCATCCGCCCAGTTATGAGCGACATTGCATGACACTCGTAGCGGTACGCCCTTGAGGATGACGCCGTCACCCATTGCTTCCATAAATCGTGGCATGATTGCCTCCCATGAGTCTTCTGGTACTGCGGTCACGATTTCGTCATGAACCTGAACCAACATCCTAGTATCAGTTCCTCGTAGGGCTTTTTCAATATCAATCATGGCAATCTTGCAGATGTCAGCCGCACTGCCTTGTACCACTGCGTTAACAGCCTGTCTCTCTGCTCTGGAGCGCTTCTCATCGTCTGTGGACTTAATATCGGGCAAATGGCGCCTACGACCTGTCAGAGTCGTTACATAGCCTTTGGCACGGGCTTGGGACACCACATGACGCTTCCACTGGGTCAAGCCTGAGAATTGCTCGTAGTAGCGGTTGATCATGTACTTGGCACGCTCTTCAGGGATCCCTGTGGTGCGAGCCAGTTTCATGTAGCCACCGCCGTAAGCGGTCAAGAAGTTCACACCTTTACCAATCTGACGTTCGTCATCGGTTACTTCGGTAACGTCCTTGCCAAACAGTAGAGCCGCCGCACCAGCGTGAATGTCAATGTTGTTATTAAAAATGTGAATTAACTCAGGATCCTTAGAGAACATTGCCATCACTCGGAGTTCAATTTGGTCGTAGTCAGCCACCATCATGGTGTAGCCATTAGGGGCTGTAAACAAACTACGGATACTGGACTCTCGTGGGATGTTCTGTAGGTTCGGGTTAGACGATGACAGACGACCTGTTGCAGTTCGGTGCAGGTTGAATGAAGGATGCAAGCGCCCCTTAGACAACTTAGGCAACAATCCATCAACATATGTTGATTTAAGTTTCTGCGTTTCTGACCATTGCAAGAGCAACGTAATGGCTGGGTGCTTTGACTCAAGTCGCTTTAGTGACTCTTCATCAACTGATGGTGCGCCATTCTTAGTTTCTTTAAACGGTTTTAGTCCTAGCCCGCCCTCACGCTTCTTGTTGAACAAGAATGCTTGCTTGTGCTTGGTGGAGTCTGGGTTGAACCCAACAGGTGCGTACTTGGACAACTCCAAGAGAATCTCACGCATTTTGCCATCTAACTCGTTACCGAGACTCTTAAGACGGTATTGGTCAACAGGGATACCTTCGTTCTCCATGAGCATGAGCACACGAAGCACTTCTGAGTCCTGTACCACTACACGCTGTAGGTCGTTGTGGTGCTTTAGATAACTGGATAGGCGCTCGTAGAGCATCCAAGTCCAACGAGCATCAAGGTGTACATAGCGAGCCGCTACGTCAAATGGCACCTCATCAATGATCTTGCCCAACTTACCTTCACGGAAGTATGCGTTGTGCTTGTCATAGTTCTGTTGAATCAAACTCTCTAACGAGTACGACATCATGTTCTCGTTAATGGCATGTTGTAACAGCATCGTGTCACGGTACGGACCATCAGGTACGGTGCCGTAGTACTTGCTTAAAGAACGAGCGTCAAACTTTACGTTGTGCCCTACTTTAATGAGGTCACTAAAGAACAGCGGACGTAGGATCTCTAGTACAACAGAACGAGACAGTTGTTCAGGTACTGGTGAGTACTGCGCTGGAATGTGATACTTGGCTTTAGCAGTGGACTCTTGACCGTTCTTGAGAACCTTACGGTAACCCTCAGGTGGTACGGTACTGCCATCACCAATCTCTTCAGGCACCAAGATAGTGCCATGGCTGTGACCCATAGGGATTGCCCACGACTGTCCTTTAGTAGCGATACCAATCCAAAACACCTCATTGCGCAATGGGTCAAGCGCCAGCATCTTGCGATAGTCACCTTCTATCTTCTCTCGTGCTTTACGAGCAATGTCTGGTGAAGCGCTCTTTAGTTTTGAGACGTGCGCTTTCCATTCCGCTTCAATGTGCTCAAGAAGGTCGGGATGGCGATCAAGGACTCCACGGGTTTCAAGGTCAAATGCAAAAGCACCAGTGCCTTGGATAATGGAGACGATTTCATGTAGTTCCTCGGTGGTAGACACAACATGGGGCGCTAAGCGCCCCATGTCATTATCTTTAATAGTTGTCACGGCTTAGTTGTTAAAGCCGAGTTCTTCTGATGCGATCTGCATCAAGTCACGCTTGGAAGGGACCTGAATGATCTCTTCTGTGTAAGCAGTTTCTGAGAACTCTGCAAGTTGATCTGCGGTAAGTGCGGACAAGCCCCACTCCTCAAGATCTGATGCTTTAACCATCTGAAGCAAAGTGGACGATGTTGCGCCCTTACCTGTGCGTGAGATTGCCCAGTAGTGCTTGTCCAATGGACCAGTACGATCTGAGTTGTGGAAGTTCTTCAATTGGTCAATTACTCGTGGGCCAACTTCAAGTGAACGGAGCGCTGGCTCTTCACCTTCGGTTAGCAGAGCAACGTTAAAGTTGTGTCGCTTGGATGGGCGATTGCCTGCCTTGCAAAGTGGGCAGTCCTCACCAATGCAAACGAATGACTTCTGACCAGAGCGCTCAAGCCAGTGCTGACCATACGAAGCGTATGGGGCATCACCGATGAAGCGGATGATCTGAGTGTCTTCGGTCAACTTAAGACGGACAGCATAGTCACTGTTTCCAGTCTTTACGGAATCAACACCGCTCCAACCACTGCGAACAACACGGCGTGCTTTTGGTGAGGCTTCGCCGTCTTCTTCAAGAACGATTGATGGGCGTGGATTGCGTGTGATTTCTACATTGCCCGTTGCTTGGGCTGGCTTCTTACGAACGACTGGTTGAAATTCCTGTTCGTCGTCTTCAAATTCATTGAATGGCATCGTTTTTCCTTCGTGTGTTTATTTTGGATAATTGCTTCTTACGTGATTTCTAAATGAGTCCCATTGAGGACTTGTCGTGTTGAGACGAAATCGCTCCAACGCTTCAAGCAGGAACTCTACCTGTTCAAGGCTGTATAACCTACGTCCTTGGACACTTTTATCAGGAATTTGTACGCCCTTTGGTTTAGGCGTACGGTACGTGGCTTTAGGTATCCAGCCACGTGATTCCCACATGCGAAGCGTAACAGGACGGCGTCCCAACGCTTTAGCAAGTTCACCAATGCTGAAGAACAACTTATCTTCACCATTGACTTTAAAACTCTTTCCTTTGGCACCATTGAGTCGGTCGTTGATACCAAGGTCATTAGTACGTTTAGTTGTTGTTCTGTTTTTGGGCGCACGCTTCCCTGGAAAGTCAGGCAGTTCGCCAAACATATCCAAGGCTTTGTCACTCATGCTTTAAATGCCCACGTCTCTTTCTCAGTGTAGAAAGCACTCACAGTGTCCATGTAATCCTTGTTCTCCCATGCGAGGCGAAGCAGGTTGGCTTCACTGGTTACTTCCACAACTTCTTTGACTTCGTCCCACAAGCCATTTGCTTTAGCCCATGCTTCAGCGGAAGCAAGATCAAATGAACGAGCAACACGGCGCTCACGCTTTAGTTCGTAAGAACCAACCTTGAGCCATTGGTGACCCTTGTCGTCACTGTAACCAAAGACTGTTACAGCCTCGGTAAGTTGCTTCTTCATTTCGTTGTGGCGCTTCTCCAGAATTTCAATAGTCTCTTTGGACTTCTTGAATTCTTCTGCAAGGCGCTCTAGGTGCATCTCATCAAAGTTCTCAATGATGGAGTCTTGCGGTTTTTCTCTCTTTACTGTTGCCATGTTTATACCTCCGAGTTTGATAAAAAGTCAGACAAGGTACCAATCGTTAATTCGTACTTTCCCTGACTGTCGTAGTTTCCATCAATAAAGGCTTCGTTAATACCTCGCTTCTGCTGAAGCATTTCGTATTGACGTTCCTCAATTGATCCCTTCATAACGAAGGATGCAACTGTAACATGGGGGTGTACTGAAGACAACCTGATAATTCGGGCTTCTCTTTGATCCAGTTTTCCAGCGCTCCACGGCAGGTCATAAGAGATGAGGTAGTTGGCGTTGGGCAAGTCCACGCCGTAACCCCCAGCGTCTGACGATAAGAACAGGCGGGTATGCGGGTCAGTAGCAAACTGTTGTTTGGCGGCGTCTCGCTCTTCGGCGGTCATACCGCCCATGAACAGCACGCTGTTGGTGGTTGACGCCATAGCCTCTTGTATGAGTTTAAGGTTTCGTTTAAAGAATGAAAAGAGAACAACCTTGCTGGTCGTATCACTATCCAAGATGTTCTTGATGTATTCCATGACCGACTCTAACTTCGGTGACTTTGCTGTTTCACTCAGCCAACCTAGTTTGATGATGTTGTCTGCATAGAGACTTCCTGTGTCGCCACCAGTGGTTCGGTAGTTATGGGCAGACTCATACACAAGCGCTGGGTTGTCACAGAGCATACGAAGAATGGTGAGGCGGGACATAATCTGCCCTTGTGCCTCACCACCCTTGTCTCCCCCGTTGTAATGAGACCACAAATCAAAACCACGTCCGTGTTGACTAATGGCGTTTTGTATCTCCTTTACAAGGTCTTTAGTAATTGCACGGTATGCATTGGCACCAGCGTTGTCAAACACAACTGGTATGAGTTGATGCACAACCTTTGGAAGTTGGTCAGCGATGTCAGCACGGGTCTTGCGAACCATTACTTCGGTCAGGCTTTCTTGCAGACTCTTTAAGTTGCGGTAGCGAACTGGTTTACCGAAATGGTCACGCTGAATGAAGGTACGGTCAAAGATGTCAAAGCGACCAAGAACAGTCTTGTCAACAAACTCCATAATAGAGAACAATTCTTCTGGCTTGTTCTCAATGGGCTGACCTGTTAGTGCAAAGCGATAGTGACACTTGGAACCAAGTCGCTTAAGCAACTTGGAACGTTTTGCTTTTGGTGACTTAATGATAGTTGCTTCGTCAATCACCATGGCGTTGCATTTCAGCGCCAAGAACTCTTTCTCATCGTTAACCAACATCTCAGGGTTGACAATGACGTACTTGCACATACGTGCCATGCGCCAAAGGTTTGCACGAGCCGCTTTAGAGCCATCAATAACAATTGCTTTAGAGTCTGTGAACTTCTTGATTTCACGAAGCCACTGGAACTTCAATGATGATGGTACGACAATGGCAACACGGTCAATCTCTTTGTTATCAAACAAATGTTCTAGCGTTGAAAGAGTGGTTGGTGTCTTTCCAGCACCCATCACCATGGCAAGCAACATCTGACCACGGTCGCTCATGCGCTCCATGGCTTCTTGTTGGAACGGGTACAGTTCGCCCTTAAAGGTCACGTCATCCACCATGGCAACACAGACGCATTACCTATTGCATAACTTACTTCATCGTCTGTCATATCGCCAATATCTTTTGCATCTGTTCGTGAATAGTCTAACCAAAAGATACCACTGCGGAAGCGTGGGAGTGTCTTAAACAAAGTCTTTGCTGATTCAGTTCCTGCTTTATCGTGATCCATTGCGATTATCACACGATCTGCAACACTCACCAATATGTTGATTTGTTCTTTGCTTACATGAGCGCCGAACGTGGCAAGTGCTTGCATGCCCCCGAATGCAGATGCAAACCTCACCACGTCCAGCGGTGATTCAACAAGGACAGCAGTGCGTGACTGAAAACGCTCAATGCCAAAAAGAGTGTTGCTCTTCTTAACACCCGCAGGTTCGTTGTTGAAATAATCAGGACCTTTTTCCTGCCAGCCCATAAGTTCTCCGAGTGGGGAAACAATAGGAATGACCCATGCATGTTTACGCACATTCCACTTGATTCCGTGCGCTAGTGCAACATCAGGATCCAGGTTTCGTTTAACGATCTCATGTAGCGGTGGGTTCTCATAACGGCTGTATGACACCCAGTCAACTTCTGGCTTGTACTCAACACGCTCTGGGGCGGTGAGGCGGTTAATACCTGTTTCAATTAGTAATTGGTTAACAGCAGAAACACTGTCAGGGTTACCTGTCAGTTCTGATACAAGCGAGGCAAGCGTTCCTTTGCCACCGCATGAGTGACAGATCCATAGACCTGTTTCTGAATTCATTGACCATGATGGTGAACCATCTGCACGACCTGTTCGCTTTTCGTGTACTGGGCAACATCCTGAAATCTCTCGTCCATTTGAACGGCGTACCTCTACGCCAAGTTCTAACAGAACGTTATAAAGATCAGTAGTACCAGTTGTCATGATCGCCTGTGTCATCTTCGTCTACCTCCGTGAAATTCATTGTGTCCCAATCCCATTTGATTCTTACTTCTCCCTTTGGGGATGAGCGGGACAAAATTACTCTGATGATTGCTTGGTTGTCTACATCGGGGTCTGACTCAACGCCCAACACAAGGTCTGAGTCTTGTGCGAATGATGAGGTGTATCCGATTGCTTCCGCAGTAATTTGACGTGACTTCTTGTTGCCAAGTTTCCACGACAGAACCTGCGTAGTTCCGATGATAGGGATATCAAAGCGCTGTGCCAACCTC